ATGCGACCTACAGCCATTTCGTCTCCTATACACGGGGATCCTGTCCCTCCAGCCTCATTTTCAGCTTACGCTCTTTGCGGGTTGACCACAGTTTGATTATGCAAAACATTGGTCGCGTTTTACACAACAGTATTTATCGTTTGTTGAAAAAAGGGCAGACTTACCCGTAAATTAGAGTCTGTTGTAGACTAATATCTTGCATCTGTGCATCTGAGACATTCTCAGCTAAACCTGCACTAGGAATCCATTGGGTGCCGTCCCATGTTTCTAAAACATCGAAATCTGTGTTTTGTCTTGTTAGTCCTAGTTGAGGAGATGCAGGACGTTGTGCTGTTGTTCCTGCCGGAAATTTAACTGCATGATTACCAGCAAATATAACTACGTGAGTATTAGTTCCTCTAAATTTAAAATTTTCATTAGATGCATTTGTATTTGTAATAACATTAGTATCAAACTTAAAATCATCTATAAGTATGTTGCCCAACCCATCTGCACCAAATTCTAAATCCGAGTTACTAACGTTAGTAGTAATAGTACTAGAATTTATTAATATATCATCAACTTGCAATCTGTTTAATTCAATCCCGTCGCTATTAACTGTGCCTACTTGTAAGTTATTAACTGTAAATATTAATGTGTTATTTGTAGGATGCGCTGTTAGACTAGTAAGCCTGTTAGTAGAATATACTCCACCGAACGCAGTAGAATCACTGCTTGTACCTTCAAATAAGTTTGTAGACGTGTTAAATCTTATATCTCCAACATTACCCGATGTTGATAGAATTGCTGCACCAGAATTATAAATTATATCACTTGAACCAAGTATTGTTAATGCGTTACCGCCGTCTAAAGGGAGTCCTACAATTAATGCGTCGCCGCCATCGATAAGTGTATCTGATGAAACGACACGCTGTGCAGTTGTCCCAGATGGAATTTTTAACGCACCAACGCCTATTATATTTAAATTTTCAGTAACATCAAAATTGAAATCTGTCGAAACAGTACCCATTGTCGACGTATTAAAGTATGTTTGTTGTAAGAATACACTTCCGGTACCGGCAGCACGTAATTCTAAATTACTATTACTGTTGGTAGTACGTATAACATTATCAAATATTTCTATATCGCTTGAACTGTTTAAATTTTCTATAGCAAATGTATTGTTAATATTAATAGTTGCTGCATTTAGTGTATCTACAGTTAAATCATTATATATGTAAGTGTTATTATTTGGTATTAATACTGTTCCAGTACCACTTGCACGTAATTCTAAATCTGCATTACTTGTAGTTGTAGTAATAATATTACCGTCAATATTAATTTCTTCAAACTGTGCTTGCGATCCAACTGTTAAGTTTCCGACTGTTAAGTTTGTAGTATTAAAATTTTGAGATATATTTAAATTATTTGCTATCACAAAACTGTTTGTATTCAAGTCTTGTAAATCTGTAATTCCGTTAACTTCTAGAATATTATCTATTTCTAAATCATTATTAGGAAGTATTATTTCGCTAACGCCGCTTGCACGTAATTCTAAATCTGCATTTGATACTGTAGTAGTAATGTAGTTCTGAGTAAACTCAACATCGCCTAAGTTTGCACGATTAGCGTTAGTGTATACCCATTCTTTAGCAGCAGAACCTAAATTAAAGGTTCCGTCTTGATTAGGATTAATATTTTGATCAAAGTTAACATTAAAGTCAATTATATCAGTAGTTTGATTTCCTAACAGGTTAAGATTGCCTCCAAAACTTAAATCACCAGTAATGTCTAAATTTTTATGTACAATAGTACTACTGTTTAGATTTATTATTCCGCTTGCTGCACTAATATTAATATCTGCAAGTATAGATGAAATAGCATTATTATCTAATCGTATATTACCAGTTTTGGCCTGAGTGCCGTTGATTAATGTAATATTACCGTTAGTAGTAATTGTTAATCCATTGAGTGCATCAACCTGTGCCTCATTAATAACTAAACTTGTTTCGCCGCTTTCTTGATTAACAAAGAACTGATCGCCAACTCTATAATTGCCATATTGGTCTATTGTTTGATAATAGATTGTTCCGCTGTTTAATTCTGTTACTTCTTGCGTTTGAATTACTCGGCTTGCGTCATTATCAACATATTTTCCTGTACCTATATACGCCATATTATGGTTTATTAGATATATTAATGTATCTACACCGTCTGCCACAACACCGTATTCACCATATATATTTGCCGAACCAATTGATCGTATTTCAGCACCATACTTAACTGTTGATCCGTCTGTGCTTAGATGTCCATCAACTCCGTCAAATGCATATAATCCTTTTGAAGCAAAGTATATAAAACAGTTTAGACATTCAATTCTAACACCGTTAGTTGCTGTGATTGCATCTACGCCTGGAGTAATAAATGTAACACTATGGAAAAGCATACTTGCTTCTTGACTTACGCTTTCTACATCTGCACCGTCAATATAGGCGCCGCCGCCTGCGTCTCTGCTAGCAAACCCCCTTGGATCGCTTGCACTTGTTGTTGTGCCTTTTGTAATTACAGTTACGTTTTGTACATACGGACTGCGTGTGCTTACAACTGTGTTAGGTGCAAAGCTGAATGCATATCCCGGAGCATAAAAATCTTTAATTGTTAAATTCTGTACAGTTGATTCGCCGTTAAGTAAAAATACATCTTCACTTTGTGAACTTGTATCAGGAACAATGATAGTATTACGCATATCAACGCCTTGCACTGTAACATTGCTTGGAACAGTTAGAGGCAGTTGCTCTTGGTATTCACCTGGATATATTTGAATAGTTACCGGACCTGCTGTACTTGCATCAGCAGCAGCTAGTGCTCTTTTTACAGTTGCAAATGGTGAAAATTTAGAATCACCAGAATTAGTATCATCGCCGTTAACACTAACGTAGAATATATTTCCTAATTTTAAGTTATAATCAAGACCACTAATGCTAAGAGCATTAGCAGATACTCCTGTACCATTTACTAAGTTAGTATACAACGTACTCCAACGTTTGTCAATAGAACCTATTTGATAAGTGTCATTTGAATCAGGATTAATGTCACTATTTACATCAGTATTAAACTCAATAGTATCCTGACTTATAGTATCGCCAAATGTAATTGTACCGTCAAGTGTAATATTTTGATTACTATGTAAGTTTCCGTATACTTCTAAGTTTGAAAATACATCAATTTTGCCAGTTCCGTTAGGTATCAAATCAATATTTGAATTGCTATTAAAACTAGATATAATATTATCATCTATATTAATATTATCTGTGCCTAATGCAGAAAGTTTAATAGCTTCAGATGCTACAAGATTAATATCGCCTACTAATACGGTTAAATTATTACCTTCAATTGTATAATTTGCTATGGTGCTCGTAGTAGATAGAAGATTAGAGGATCTTGAAGTTCCGTTAACATCAAACTCGTATCCTGCTACACCTTTATTAACACCTATTTTACCACTGTTGACATCAAGGAATAAGAGTTGTGTGTCAGAAGAAGTATTCCTAAATGCAAGGTTAACACCGTTGCGTTCAAGGTTTGCTGTTAATAATGGTCCGGAAATTCTACCAACTTGTGACATGCCCTACTCCTATTAGTAGTATTTATAGGATTACTTGTCGAAGTTGTGTAGTACTGTTATAGGTCTTGCTAAATCAGGTGCAGAAGTAAATTTAATATACCATCCGTCTGCATACGGTGCGTTAGGACCTGCTAAACTTCCGCTTACACTTTGCTCAAGTGTATAGTTTGTTGCCGAAATTTGAAAAACATTTTCTACTAGTACAAGTACATTTTGTGCTGCTGCCGGAATAGGATAGTCTGCATCGCCGCTTGCTAACGGTCCAAATACTGTTTCAGATGCATCGCCATTTCCTAAGTTTTGTTGAGTAATGCCTACACTATTAGGCTCTTTATAACGAACTTTGCGCCAGGCACCGTCTTGATAAAACTCAAACTCTTCTACATCTGTATTATATCTTGCATGTCCGTTAGTTGGACTAGTAGGACGTTCTTCAGCATCGCCTTTAGGTATTAATACAACATTAGTTGATTCAAGAACTACTTGATCATTAATATCGTACTTAACGCCGCGGCCTACAATACTGCGTAGATTGGTTGTTTGGGCTTTAATTAATCTCATTATACTTCCAAATAACTTACTGTTGTTGCTAGGTCTGTTAATGCACCGCCAATATCTGGACTTGCAACAAAAGATACAGTATCGCCGGCTTCTAACACAATTCTTTCACTATCAAATGTAAAAGTTTCGCCTGCTGGCAATGTTAGATTATTAATAACTCGTGTAACTTTATTTGCCAACGAAGTTCCGCTTGCAATAAAATGCAAGTCAAATGTTGAGTCTGCAGAGCCTGTATTACACACTAATATATTTGTAACAGCATAACTCTTACTTGCCGGTACAGTAATTACGTCTAGTTGATTTGTTGTTAATTGTGCGTTTACTATTGCCATATTGTTTCCTTAAAAAAGCATGCTAAACAGCAATGCTCTGTTTTTACTTATTATTTCTCCTGTGGTACTGCTCTTATTTACAAAATATAATCCAGTATCACCTGTACCTTCTGTAGTTGAAAACAATTTTATTCCACTATCGGGTGCAGTGCTAGACGGTGTTACTCCGTCATCCTCATATAAAAATTCAGTTATCTCAAGTGCATCTTTAACTGTAACTGATCCAGCACCTGGCGAGGATAATAGTAACGATTCGTCACTATTAACTGTTGAAATTTCATTTCTTTGTATCTTAATATCGCCTAATTCTATTCTATTAGAATAAAAATTAGCAGTTAGTATTCCATCAACTGTTACAACTACAGTACTTTCAACTGCACTATTATCAAAGTCAGCAGCAACTACACTAGTGTCTGCGTCAGAAATACCAGGTTGAAAGTTACTTGTAAATGCATATGTTACATAATCAACTAATCCTTTAGCATTTGGAATAAAATCGTTATTTAATACAACATTTCCGCCGCCTGGATCAGTAATTACGCCAGCAGTATAGTTAAATACATTTTCTTCGTAGTCAACTGTACCTGCTACATTAATAGCACTGTTAGGAGTTGTTACATACAACGGTCCTTCAGCATTAATACTGTTTACATTAAGTGGAAGAAATGCTCCATTAATGTCTTCAAATCTAAATGAGCCTGTGCCGCTGCTTCCTCCTGCAACATAAGGACTTTGTTCATCAAATACTAATCTTGCAGTAGGTAAACTACCTCTATCAATTTCAATACCTGCTTTATAGTCGAAGCTGGCACGTATTCCGGCACCAGCTTCTCCATCGTTTAGTGTTAGTATGTTATCAGCAATAGTAGTAACAGTAGATTCTACAGTAGTTGTAGTCCCTTTAACTTCTAAGTCGCCGGTGATCACAACAACGCCTCTAGGGCTTGCTGATCCACTAGTAGTATCTAAGTAGATTGTTCCGGTCGTACCGTTATCTACTATGATTCTATAGTTACCGTCTGTTACTCGTAATACCTTTGACATTCTTAATTCCTATGTAGAAAGTAATGGGAGAACTTAATCCCCCATAACTAATATTACGCTTATTCGTCAGCTTCAAAATCATCTGGTGCAATTCTAACAGTACCAGTTCCTGTGCCTGGCTGTGCTGCCATAGTAAAGATTGTACCGACATCACTGTCTGCTGCGCCGAATGTTGTAAAGTCTGTGTTTCCAGCTGTAACGATTTGGTAAACAATACCATTCGTAACAAGTGCTGTTGCAACAAGAATTTCACTAGCAGTTTCACTACCCGCCTCTTCCATTTCAACAGCATTATCATTATTTGCGTCTGACATGTTCCAAGCAATGCTTACACCTGTGTCAAGTGTTACTTTACGTCCTGCAATTTTGGTAACTTGACGTGCTACTCCGTCGTCGTCTTTAACTGTAATAGTCATTTCGCCAGCAGCAATTGCTCCAGTAAGTTTGTCTACTAATGTACAAACTTTTGTTTCTGTGCCGTCGGTGCAACGGAATTTCTTACTTCCAAGTTGCTTAATAATCCAGCCGTTTACTGATGCAGCTCCGTTGTGAAACTGTACTTTAATCTCGTTACCAGCATTTGTTGGTGTTCCGAAAAATCTCTTGTTTAGTGGACGTCCCATTTGTTTTTTCTCCTTTAAAACGTTCTAGGTCTACGCAGTGGGTCATTTCTGCATAAGTCCGCTGATTGCGGCACGATTATCGACACAAGTATTTATCAAAGTTTACTCAAGTCATAAAAATAGGCCCCGGAGGGCCTATTTTATATTTCAGTAACTAATTACTGGAATGATACGTTGCCGTTTGTGATAGCAACTTTAGCTAGGTAGTCAGCAGCATTGCCTAAAGACGATGCTGTGTTGTTTAGCTCAACATATCCGTAACGTGTCATAAACGATACGACTGGTTCGAATGTTGCTGGGTCTAGTACAACACCTGAGCTCATTAGCGGGATGTATGGGCAATAGAATGCCGCTGCATCTGATTCGCTTGAACCTTTGTAACCGATTAGAACTGCTGCGCTATCTGCTGAATATGTGTTAACATAAACTTTCATAGCATTATTCAATGTACCAACCATCTTAGTGTTAGTTGGAGATTCGAATGTTCCTTCAGTTGTACGTGCAAACGCTGAAGTAGTTGCAGATTGTAGGATTGTTAACGCGAATGGCGAAACAACGGCCCAGTTACCTGCGCCACGACGTGTGCGTTGAGCAATTTTGTTTGACTCGCGGTTAATTAAAACAGCAAGAGCAGCATGCTCGTCACCAACGAAAGTAGCAGTACCACTTACAGTTGCTTGGTCGTATGTTGAACCAGCTGTACCAGCAAGCGAAACTAGCGAAGCTAGTACTTCTTGGTCAATCTCAGCAGTAATCTCTTGTGCAAGAGCTGCCATGATTTCTGCTTCAACATCAATACCGTGCATTGACTGTGCGTCTTGTGCTGATTCAAAAGTCCAGCGAGCTGATAGCTTGCGTGATTTTGCTTCAACAGTTTGCTTCAAGATCTGGATGCTTAGTTTATTACCAGCAGCACCTTCAAGAGCGGCAGTTGAAGCTGCTTTACCTGATGTTGTGTTGCCTGAATATGCTTCAGCAATCTTGAATGGGCTTAGTGCCTCTTCACCAGCTACTGCGCCACTTGCGCCTGTACCTGCCGTGTCGCTATAGCGAACACGTAGTGTGTGGATTTGTCCCACTGGGCCTGTCATAGGCTGAACACCAACTAGATCGTTAGCGATAACGGTTGGCATTACACGTCTAATAACGGGTAAAATAACACGGTTAAGTGTTGCGACATTGCCTGCAGATGTTGCACCAGCTGTAGCACTCTCTGAAAGATACCTACGGGTATTTTCCAAAGTAGTTGCCATTACAGCCTTCTTGGTACCTGTTAGGCCCTCAAGAAGTGCATTTTTTGTATCTGACCAGCGGCTTTCTAGTAGTTCCGACATAGTTTTCTCCTTATTTTAAACCAGCTAAACGACGAATGTCAACGACATTATCATCTTGCATTGAACTAACGTTAGTGTGCGATTTCTCGCGGTTGCCTGTAATTTCTTTTGCCTCTGATAAGACTGCCTTCTTTGCCGGAGTATGTCCATCGATAACCGATGGTAGGTACTTATCAAAAGACTTTTGTAGTCTATCGGTTTGTACTGATTCCAGTAAATCTGTCATGATTTCTCTTTGACCTTTATTCAAGGGCGATAAGAGTTCACTAAGTCTGTTTTTGCGCTCGGCAATAGATGCCATGCGTTTAATTTCTTGGTCTTTAGATTCAGCTAATACTTTTGCTTTAACAGCAAATGCTTTTGCTTCAACTAATTGTTTGTCTTTCAACGCAACAACTTGCATTAATTTTGCAGTTTCTGAATTTTCGTTCAGATGGCTTGTTGCGTACTCTGAAGCAAATGCTTCAAATAACTTACGACCAAAATCGTTTCTACGTGCTTCTTCAATATCTTCTTTAAGTTGTGTCATCTCTTTAGTAAGAGTTGATTCAACAATAGCAGATACCTTAGCAGCGCCTTTTGCAATAAAGTTATTTTTAACTTCTGCAAATTTGTTTTTAGCTTCTTTAATAAGTTTGACCTTAGTTTCAGCTAAATCTTTCTTGTCTTCGTGGAATTCTGCAATTTCTTTTGCAAGTGCATCAACGATAAAGTTCTCAAGCATACCAAACTTTTTGGCAATTGCTTTTTGATCTTCATGCAGCTCAGTAACTTCTTTTGCTAGCGACTCAGCAACAAAGCGTTTCATTAGGTCTGCGTTTTCACGCATTGCTACTGCATACTTTGCTTTTGCTTCAGCTAGTTGTTTGCGATCTTCTGCAAACTCTGAAATTTCTTCTGCAAGGCGTTCTGAAATCATAGAGTCGATTGCGTCAACCATAGTTGACTTGTCGTGCTCGTATTTCTTTGCAAATTCTTCACGTAACTCAGCAGTTGCCTGCATCTTGTTTTCTTGAATCTTTGCATTCCATGCGCCTTCGATATCTGCACGTACTTCCTCAGAAACTACATCGTTTTCGAAAAGTGTTTTAAGTGCTTCCAACATATTTTGTTCTCCTTTTATTGGAGTCGACTGATTATATTAATCAGCGATTCTTTTAAGTACTTCTGTGCCTTGGTGTCGTGTTTTGTTGCCTGTGCCAGTTCATACGCCTTCATTCCTCCACGAGCGTTCATAAGATGCTCATAGATTGCAGTAGGATATGCTCCAGGGGCGCTAGGCTGTGCCACAACGTCCACTGTTATAATTTCAAAGTCGCTAACGTTGCCGCTACCGTCTTCACTAACATTACCTGAACCTCTTGATGAGACTCCTAGTTTAACTCCGCTTTCCAGCATTGTTTTAACTAGGTTACCCATAGGTGTTGGTAGTATCTTTAATTTCCCATAACCGTTTGGGCCATCCATCCAGCATTCGCTGATCATATGGCTTACGCGATCTAGGTTAATATTAAGTCCTTCTGGATGATCAACTTCTCCGAGCACACTGTATCCACCCTCGATTTGTTCGCTGAGAGTTTTGACAGCCCTGCCAATTTCATTTACAGGATACACACGCTGGTTAGCGTTGCGTACTCCGCCTTGTATCATGATTCCTTTCATGAACAAGTCTTTTCCTTCGTTAGCAGACTCAACGATTATCTTCGCTTGGTCGAAACTTAGGTGTTCTCGTAAGTTTTTCATCTAGATTTCCCTACTTACTTGCCGATAGTACTTTTGGTATTAGCAGCAGTCTCTGGCTTGCCCTTTTTCTCAGCGCCGTGACCAGGTTGGCTTGACATTTTTGTCGCGCCATTTGCACCAACAACGTTTACGTTCTTGGTATTCATTGCTTGTGGTTTGTTACTTGCTAAACCACCAGCTGTTCCTTTAGTATCTGCTGTTCCGCCTTTTGCGATATTAGCAGTTGTTCCGCCCATGTTGTTTGGCTTAGCTAGAGTTGACGTTGTGTTTACACCGTTATCGCCCATTGTAGCACTTACTTTTTCAACATACTCGCGCATTTGCTCGCCTGCTGATTTAGCTACTTTTGATTCTAGTGGGGTAATTGTTGCTTGGAATGACTCTTCTTCTGGCTCTTCGTCG